CGAATTTCGCTATAATTATTATTCGTACGGTAAGCATTTCTGGCCTACATATAGCCCTCGTGGTGCAACGGATAGCACGTAAGATTCCGGTTCTTAAAATGGGGGTTCGATTCCCTCCGAGGGCATAAAATAAAGTGGTGTAAATGTTGGTAATACAATGTTTATAACACTTTTTTGTTTTATGAAGTTCAAATAAAGTACAAAAAGTTTTAAATTTCATTAATCTTGTCCATTAACTCATTTACTTTATAAGATTCTTTTTGCTCCATTTCATCGATTACATGCGAGTAAGTTTCTAACGTTGTTACTATAGTGTTATGCCCCAATCTTTTAGATAGATATTTTATATTACAATCATTATATAAAAGAAGCGTAGCATGCGTGTGGCGTAATCCATGAACACTAATAGCAATATTGATACCTAATTTTGTACAGTAGCGCCTTAATGACTTATTTATAGCATTGTTAGAAGGTGGAATATTGTTAGTATTAATAAAAACCAATTTGTTTTTATTAAATGATGAGTCCTTTAATTTCTCTGCTGATTGATAAACCTTAATTTTATTTAACATAGACAGTGTACTATCATCAATAGTGATAATTCTATTTGAAGAGTAGTTTTTTGTGTTACTAAAGGTATTTGTGTCTTTATAGTCCCAAGTTTTATTTATCTTAATTGTTTTTTGCACAAAGTCAATACAATCCCATGTCAAGCCAATTATTTCAGAAAACCTTGCCCCAGAGGCTATAGCAAATAAAATAACTGATATTGAAGAATGGATAGGGTTGAAATGATTATTCAATTCTTTTACTAATTTTTTGACTTGTTCTTCAGATAGAGCTTTTAAATCTTTATAAGTGGTTTCATCGTCCGGAATAATAACACGGGCTGTCGGATCTCGTAAAATTACACCTTCGTAAACCATTTCTCGAATAAATGATCTAACATAGACGTGACGTTTTCTTGTAGTTTCCTTCGCATGCGTTTTCGCAAATTCATTAATAGCTTTTTGATATGTTGTTCTATTAACATCATTTATTTTTAATCCAACAAAATATTTTTCACAGAATTTTATTGCATAATCATAATGTTTATCATTTTCTATTGATTTTTTTTGCTTTCTAAAAGTTGTATACCATTCTTTAAAAGCCTCAACAAAATTTGCTTCACCTGCGTTTATGTCTACTCCTCGATGTAATTTCTCTTCCATTTCAGAAGCTGCTAATAAAGCTTGTTTTTTTGTAGGAAATCCACTTTTGCTCTTTACTTTATACTTTCCAGCTTCTTTATATGAAACTCGATATTTCCAACCTGTTTCAGTTTTTACAATATTGGCCATGCCAGTACCTCCTCTCGCACATATGTTCTTTTTTTGATAAAAAGAAAAGCCCGGGGGCTCTCTTTAGTTAACTTCAATTCCTATATTATCATTTAGCTCATTAATAATTTTTTCACTACTTTTTTTATCCGTTGTTATTTTATTAGCTTCAATATCATTTAATGCTTTAAAATTTTGATTTATTAGCACCATTTCAGTATCAGTAATTTCACGAGAATATTTGATTGCATTTTTTGGAATGCCTATTATAGACACATTTTCATACAGCAATACGCTTTGCACATTTTCTTTTTTCTCTTTTTGGTTTAAATCTTTGTTAATAGTCGTTTTTAACTTATTTCCATTTTCAACAATATCATTTATTACTTCATTTCCATCTTTGGCAGGATTAAATGTTGTAATCGTTGTGTACAGACTTCGCGCTTCTTCTTCGTATTCTTGTATATTGTTGAAATCATTTTTATTAATGGTAACTCCTGCATAGCTATATTCTTTTCCATCTTTAGTTTGACCGCATGAAACTAACCCGAATGATACAGTCAATAAGGTTAAGCAAAAGAGTATTTTTTTCATATTCATCTCTCCCTATATTTTTATATTTAGCACCCATAATCATAAGGATAAAAAGAGTTATCCTCCTGGAAAACTTGAATGGTAGGGCCAAAATGTATAATATAATTACCATTATTATACATTAGTCCATATTTTTCTCTATAATTCTCAACTACTTCAATCAAAAATTTTTCAGTAACATTTAAAAAAGTAGCAGCTTCATAATATGTTCTGTAGCCAAGATCGTAGCATAAAGCAAGTGTTTGTAAATTTACTAAGTATTCATGAGATTTACGACGAGCGAATTTTTCTTGTTTAATATTATCGATGTTATTAAAATTTGTTATATCCCCAACGGTGTATTTCCAATGCATTGCCTCTTCTATAATAGTACATCTAAGCTCACTTTCTGTTAACGATGGATGCAAATGGACAACTTTATTTTGTATAAAGCCAAATAATTTCGTCGGCAAGCTGTTATCAATAATGAAATTCAATTCCGGAAATTCTTGTTTTAGTTCAGAACTTGTTTTATTCATCTATGAGCCTCCTAAAAAAATTGTATTTAGGCTATTCCTCTTTTTGCGAACGTATAAACTTGAGGTATTTTTCTATTTCTATTCTTTCATCTTCTGTTAAGTCATCATCAATATGAGCTGCAAGTAAGTCGCTGTTGTCAAATTCTTCTCTTCCTAATAAGTAATCTGCAGAAACATCGAAATAGTTAGCAATTGCTTCTAGCTCGTGAGCTCTAATATCTCTTTCGCCAGATTCTATTCTGTTCATTACGCTTTTATTAATCCCGATACGATTAGCCAATTCGCGTTGAGAGATATTTCTCTTTTCCCTAAGATTGATAATCATTTCATTGACTTTCATATTTACCACCTTTTACTTTTAATAATATTAAGATAACACATTGCTAAAACAGAAATGCGAAAATTGCTAAAACAGAACTTGACATTTCCGTTTTAGCAACGTATACTAAGATTATAAAGATTGCTGAAACAGAAACGGAGGTGGTTTTATGCAAGTTGAAATTGATTTAAAATACATCAGAGAAAAAAGAGAATCTCTTGGGTTTTCTCAAAAAGATATGGCTATAAAGTTAGGATTTAAGAATGCATCCACATATTTAAAATATGAAACAGGAGAGTATAAAATTAAAGCAGAAATGTTGCCTCTTTTGGCAAAGATACTAAAATGCAATATATCGAATTTTTTTACCAAAAACGTTGCTAAAACAGAAACGGGAGATTTTGCGAAAATAGGAGGCTAGAAAATGAGTAACGAAGAGTTAACTTTGTCAATCAAAACTAGTCAAAGAGAAGATGGGTCTGCATATAATGCCATTCAACTTGGTGACTGGAAAGTAGGGCGATTTGTAACGGGTATTCATTTAGAAATACTGGGTGGTGAACGACCAAAGTTAATTATTGAATGCTATCCAGAAAGAATAGACGTGGATGGTTTAGAAGTAGAGGCTTTTTTAAAACAAATAGAGGAGGGAGAAAAATGAATAACATCAAACAAGCAATTATTAAACTAGAAACAATTTTAGAAAATGGTAATGCAATAGAGAGCGGCTCATTCGTTAAATACAGCGTTATAAAAAATATTTTAAATTTACTTGAAAAAGATCAAGAGCTAAAAATTATCGAAATGGAAGTAGAGCTGAATGGAGTAGAGGATTCCATAGAAAACGCCGCTTTGTTAGAAAAGAGATTAAGTGAAGCCAAATCTTTGGTGGAAGACTTGGCTAGCACTATAAACTCGTTAGAAATTAAGGTGAATTCTAAGGAAGAAATAAGAGAGGCAGAAAAGAGTATAAAATTAAGACATTTTGCTACTCCAAGTACTGATTTTTAATATCTTCAATTGTTTCATGAGTTTCTTTTAGATATTCATCTAAATCTGCTACTTCAGTTTTAATCTTAATACCTTCTTCATATGACGTTAAATATCCAGCAAAGATATCTGTTTCGTCTTCGTTTATAAGTTCTTTCTTTTTTAGTAAGTCAATCAAGGAATTAAATCTTTTCTCTAAATCGACTAAAACTTTAGAAGTATTGTAATACTCTACTTCGTTTCTTGTTACGGATGAATAAGTATAGGTGTTTTCATCAATTACAAAAGGTTTAGTTGTTAAGAATAATTGAATTTTTCCTTTGGAATCAAATACAAATCTGCCAAATCTACCATAGTATTTTTTATTATCAAACATAAAATCGAAAGATTCTTCATCGGTTAAATGAGATTTATATAATTCGATAAATGAGTTTAGTTCTGAATTGTTTAATGTAGATTCCACACATATTAAGTCATTCAGAATATGATAATTTGATGCATTTAAAGAAAAATCAAATTCATTAATTATTAATTTAGTCATTTTACCCACCTCCCTTCACAAAAACTATAGCACTGTGAAAGGGCGAACAGAAAGGAGAACAAAATGTCAAATTTACAAATATTCAACTTCGAAGGAAATGAAGTAAGAACAGTATTTATTGAAAACGAGCCTCATTTTATCGGCAAAGACGTGGCAAAAGTATTGGGATATTCAAATAGCCGCGATGCATTAAAACGTCATGTTTTCCTTAAAAACAAGGGGGTCGTGAAACACGACTCCCTTGGAGGAAGCCAGAATTTAACCGCTATAAATGAAGCGGGTCTATATCAGTTGATTTTTAAATCTAAACTAGAGTCTGCTGAAAGATTTCAAGATTGGGTTACTTCGGAAGTATTACCATCTGTTCGTAAGCATGGAGCTTACATGACAAATGACACAATCGAAAAAGCAATCACTGACCCTGATTTTCTAATCAGGCTAGCAACAAATTTGAAAGAAGAAAAAACAAAGCGGATAGAAGCGGAACAAAGGTTAGAGATACAAAAGCCGAAAGTGATGTTTGCTGAAGCTGTAAGCGATGCAAGAGGAACCATTTTAATAAGAGATTTAGCTAAGCTAATCCAACAAAACGGCATCGATATTGGGGAGAAAAGATTATTTGAATGGATGCGCCAAAGAGGATATCTCATTTCGAGAAAAGGCACGGATTACAATCGCCCTACGCAAAAAAGTATGGAACTGGGACTATTTAAGATTAAAGAAACAGCGATTATAAGGTCAAGCGGGGCGCAAACAGCAATTACAGCAAAAGTTACAGGCAAAGGACAACTTTACTTTGTAAATAAGTTTTTAGAACAATCATTAAAAACAATTTAAGCGCCGCTACCACACGACGCTTACAGACAACTTACAGTCACCGGGGAGCGACTAACAATAGTATATAACGATAAGTTGTTAATTAGTCGCTAAAAAAATAACAAAAAAGGATTGAGATATTATGTTTCAAAAATCAACATCAGCAACAAGCGCGATGCAAGTTTTAGCAGAAACTCGCACGCAAAAAGAACTAGCGATAGATAGTTATGTAACGCCAGCATTAATAAGCAATCAGTTAAAAGGAAAGCGTACAGTTTCACTTGAACAAGCAGAACAGTTAATTGATAGCTACAACGAACCACAAAGCACTTATCTGTTTGCGCATGAATTTAGCAACGGAATGATACCGCCTCTACTGGACGGGCTAGACAGTCACCATGCGGCTTTAACTTGTCGCTTCGAACTAGAAGTAACAGAAGCAGTAAATGCGTTAAAAAGCGGATTAGAAACGATGACATTCAATTTAAGAAAAGGTGACATGCTACAACGAGAAGCCGCAAAACAAGCTATTTCAGAAATAACGGATGTAATCGCAACAGCCTTAACACTTAACACAAGTATAGCGAAGGCATTCAACATTAATTTACAACAAATTTTAGAAAGTCGAGATAAATTCTATCAAAAAAACGGTTTAGTAAAGGAGTGAAAAATATGGCTTTAGTGTGGGGACTAGACGAATTTGCAAAAGAAACAGGTTTAGAAAAATCATTTGCTAGAGATTGTATTCTTAATAATCCACGTTTTGTAGATCAATTAGATATTACGAAAGGCGGGTTTGTAGTATATGCGGATGGCAAAGGAAAGCAATGGTACATTGAGCCAGAAAGGATGCAAGAATTTGTAAAGGAAAATTGGATAGAAATTTTCAGAATGAAGGTCAAAAGATGAAGAACCAACTTTTATTCAGCATCTTAGTAATAATAGCTTCGGCGTTAGCGTTAATAAATTTATGTAATTTGGTTTTAATTCTAATTTTAGTATAGGAGGGCTACAACAATGGCAGAGCGAATTTTTCGTAAGCAAACGATTTTCGGAAAAAGCGAGATTTTCATAGACGACAGAACGAAAATGATAGCTAACCCGGCTTTTAGACAAAAGATAGCTTTAATTGAAACAGGCTGCGAGAAAATGACGGACTATATCGAAGAACTGAAACTAAAGGGTTATGAGGAGGTCGCGCGCTGATGGATATATTTATGGTAATGATTTTCGTGTCGTTTATGTCAGTGATCGCAGGCTACTGGCTGAGAGGAAGTGATAAAAAACATGGTTGAGAATCCACTTGTGGTTGATGATCTTTGGGACGATGATTTTAGACATTAAAAAAGCACGCATAGCAGTGCGTGCTTAAGGGATTTGAGACATTACCTTTAATAAAGTATACCTCAAATTCACATATTAATCAATGGAGGTAACATATATGGCTATTGCAAAAGAAAAGACAATGAACATCTTAGCGAGTGTAAAAGACATGGATAGAACGCAATGGTTGCTGACTCGGCGCCTAGGCATTGGCGGAAGCGATGCGGGAATCATCATGGGGTTAAATCAGTACAAAACAGCATTTGAGCTCTGGCTAGATAAGACAGACCAAGTTTTACCAGATGAATCAGCGGGAGAAGCCGCATACTGGGGCAATCAAATGGAAGAAGTTGTCGCAAAAGAATTCGAAAAGCGAACTGGCAAGAAAGTAAGACGTAGCAACATGATGTATCAACATCCAGAGCATGATTTTATGTTGGCGAACGTTGATAGGTTTGTGGTTGGTGAAGACGCTATTTTGGAATGTAAAACAGCATCAGCATACTTAGCAAAAGAATGGGAAGCTGACGAAGTACCAGCGACTTATCTAGTGCAAATACAACACTATTTAGCGGTCACAGGTAAAAGTAAAGCCTATGTAGCTGTTCTAATTGGAGGAAATAAATTCATTTGGAAAGAAATTGAACGCGATGACGAGTTAATCAATCAAATAATTGCTTTTGAGTTAGATTTTTGGGAAACGAACGTAAAAGGACATGTAGCGCCGGCGCTAGACGGTTCAAGTGCCGCAGAAAAATATTTAAAAGATCGTTTTGCTAAGTCAGAAGCTAAACAAGTTATTTTATCAAAAAAATACAACGAATTTTTGGCTGAAAGAGCAAATTTAGAACGCGATATAAAGCTTTTAGAGACACGAAAGAAAGAAATTGATAATAATATCAAGAATGATTTAAAAGAAGCTGAAACAGGCATCACAGATGATTTTAAGATTACTTGGAATCCTGTTACGACTTCAAGAGTAGATGATAAACGTTTAAAAGAAGAACATCCAGATATTTACAAAAAATTCCAGAAAGAAACTAGCTATAGAAAATTTGTGGTGAAGGAGAATAAATAATTATGGCAACTAACGATGAATTAAAAAATCAATTAGCAAACAAACAAAATGGGGGACAAGTAGCAAGTGCGCAATCATTAGGTTTAAAAGGATTGCTAGAAGCACCTACAATGCGCAAGAAATTTGAAAGTGTACTAGATAAAAAAGCGCCTCAATTTTTAACTTCCCTTTTAAACCTTTACAATGGCGACGACTATTTACAAAAAACAGACCCGATGACGGTTGTTACTTCTGCCATGGTAGCGGCAACACTAGATTTACCGATTGACAAAAATTTAGGTTATGCGTGGATTGTTCCTTACAAAGGCAGAGCACAGTTTCAGCTTGGTTATAAAGGATACATCCAGTTAGCGCTACGCACAGGACAATATAAAAGCATTAATGTTATCGAAGTGCGAGATGGAGAGTTACTAAAATGGAATCGACTTACTGAAGAAATCGAACTAGATTTAGACAACAATACAAGTGAAAAAGTCATTGGTTACTGTGGTTATTTTCAGTTGATAAATGGTTTTGAAAAAACGGTTTACTGGACTCGCAAAGAAATTGAAGCACATAAAAAGAAATTTAGTAAATCAGATTTTGGATGGAAAAAAGATTACGATGCAATGGCTAAAAAGACTGTTCTTAGAAACATGTTAAGTAAATGGGGCATCTTATCCATCGACATGCAAACAGCGGTTACAGAGGACGAAGCAGAGCCTAGAGAACGAAAAGACGTTACAGAAGATGAATCAATACCAGATATCATAGACGCGCCCATAACGCCGTCTGACACGCTAGAAGCTGGCTCGGTGGTTCAAGGGTCAATGATCTAATTGAAAGGAGAAAAGAAGCATGTCACATGGGTGGGTTAAATTGCATAGAGATTTGAAAGAAAAGCCTATATGGAGAAGCTCTACACCCGAGCAAAAAACCATCCTTGTGACTTTGTTAATGATGGCAAATCACAAGGAAAACGAGTGGGAGTGGATGGGGAAACCTTTCAAAGCAAAACCAGGTGAATTCGTCACAAGTATTAAGTCAATTACGGAGGAATGCGGCAAAGGTATCTCTTCGCAAAATGTCAGGACAGCTCTAAAAAGATTTGAAAATTACGGATTTCTAACAAAGGAATCAACAAAGGTAAATACCCTTATAAACATAGTAAACTGGGGCGTTTATCAAGAGTCTGAAAATAAATCTAACACACTTGCTAACAATCAGCTAACAAACGACTCACAAACAGCTAACAAACAGCTAACAACTAACAAGAATGTAAGAACTAAAGAATGTAATAAAAACAACAACAACAGCGATTTAAATTTCAAAGATTTTTGGGAACAAAATGGATTCGGAATGATGCTTCCAGTTGAAATGGAAAAGCTACTTGCTTGGGTAGATGATTTTGCAGGTAATCGAGAAATTGTCATGAAGGCTTTAGAAGTTACATCAGAACAAGGAGCAAACAAACGAAATTACGCTTACGTTAATAAGATTCTTAAAAACTGGGAAAGCAGAGGATTTAAAACAATAGCTGATGTTGATGCAGCAGAAAAACAACGACAGATAGAAATTGAGCAGAAATTCAACAAGCCTTTCAACAAGTACAACAAGCCAGTTAAACCAGAAATATTGCCAGATTGGTTCGACAAAGACCGGCAAGAAGCGCCTAAACAGCAAAAAATGACAGAAGAAGAGAAAAAAGCTTATGAAGAGGTAATGCGAAAACTTGGAAGAGGCGACGAATTGGAGGCTCACAAATGAAAACAATCGCAAATGAGTATAAAGAATACATCACAGAAAGAACAAGATTAAGTGACAATGGTATAAAACTAACTGCTTATAGTTTTGAAAATGGCTATCAAGCGAGAGTGATAGAAAATCTTGATTCTAATATTGTATCTCTTGTACTTGTAAAGTTTGAGGAC